GTATCCCATCTCCAGGTCAGACTATCTGATCATCCATGACAAGAATCTGGTCGGCAGGCCGGATCGATACTTTATCGATCGTCGTCGAGACACACCCAGCGGTGCCAATCCGGTGCGAGTTTTGTACTGGCTTGCCGCAGAGAACAACACTGATGAGATCGTCATGGATCTGTGGAAGCAGATGCAAGATCCAGGCAACGCACAAAACACTCTCGATATTCCGTTTCGTTTCCAGGAAGCGTTCGTTGCAGCCCTGGCTGCTAAGGTTGCTCAGAAGTATTCGCCGGAGAGATTCCCTGAGCTGATGGCTGAATCTGAAGTTCTATTCCGAGAAGCCGATGACGAAGATGCAGATACCGCACCGATGGTGATATCGGTCAATTACGATCGTTTCTACGGGAGAAGGTAATGGTTAGCAGAGCGAATTTGAATGGTCGGCCAAAGATGGGAGGTGTGCTAGGCAAAGTATTCAAGCCGCAAAGGCAGCGACCACCAAAGGTTTCAGTTCCTCCTGAGACAGGTGGCGCAGGATTAGCCGGTATGGTTAGACGATCCCAGGGCAGGGCCGATGGAGGTGGAGTGAGCGGCCTGGTTGGACGAGCCTTTGCTGCTGCGAAAGAGAAACAGGCGGGACAGGCTAATCCAGGTGGTGCAGGCGTCTTGGGCAGGCTGACAAAGCCACAGCGTCCAATGGAAGCTCCAGCACCTCCAGGGCAGAAACGAGGACCACGACGACAACCGACTGCCAGGGAACAAGCCAGGAACACCAGGCAGGCTATCGCAGGTATGAGAGGGCAAGCGCAGGCGCAACGAACCGGCCTGGAGAATGTCGGTGCTACCCAGGAAGAAGTAGCGGCGACTCAAGCTGGTTTCGATCGCGCTCGCGCTGGTGGTGGTGGAGTCTTATCAGCGGAAGAAGAAGCTACTGCGAATCAAGCGGCAGTTGAGGCAACCGGAGAAGCTGGTGGCACCAGGACAGAAGTTGATGTGACTGAGCCATCTCTTAATCAAGCCAGGCGACAGAGGTCTCGTTCTGGTCGCATCTATCGGCGGTAGCCATGGCGCTTGGAGCCGCATACGCCAAAGGGAAATGGGCACTGGGCGAATGTCGGCGCTCAGGTCGCAAGATGTTGCTGCGGAACATGGTTGCGGATGGCTACTATCCGAACCTGATCGTCGATCCTGAGTGGTATGAGCCCAAGCATCCCCAGGAATCTTTGCCCAAAGTCAGAGATCCGGTCTCGTTATTTCGGCCAGCTCCTGATCAAGATCAATCAAATGCGACGATTCGGCTTGATGACAGCCAGGTAGTCACCGGCTTTACGCTGGGCAATGTCGAGGTGGACGCTCCAGTATTTGTGCCACCTGTTCTACCTCTTGCTACGCATCAGTGGGACCAGGACAGCACCTCCACTCCAGAACCAGACACCGGGACCGGATAACGATGCCGCTATTTGATCTCGACTATCAAGCCTCACCTACAACATTCGAGCCATCCTTGCGAGCGGATATGACTGGGGCAGCGATTCGGTATATAGGTGCAGCCAGGGTGCAAAATCTTTCCGCGCCTATTCTTTACGATCAGGGATTCACGGTCGAGTACGCGATTAAGCCGGTAGCCATTGGCGCACGAAACGTGGCTGGGGGTGACTCTCGGATCGTGCCTTGCCTTCATTCACACGTTAATACCGCTACCTCTATTTTTAATTTGGGCTTCGACAACTGGGCGAATCCTGGTGTGGCAACCAACTTGCTCCCTGCCTTCACAATTCTTTCGGACAGTCAGAATTACCAGGTCATCAGCGATCGTGGCGGCTTCCTGGGTGAAGCTCGTGGCAGCAAGGTCATGATCCTGGATAATGTCTACCATCTTCTTGGAACGCTGGACGTTAATGGTGTCTGCAAGATTTACGTCAATGGAATCCTGGAAGGAACGGCTTCCCCAGACATCAACATGCCGGTCTTCCTTTCAACTTTGAACGAGTTCCTGGGCAATGCAGGCAGAACACTGCGAAACGATTTAATAATTGGCACGAGATTTCTTGACGGTGCGTATCGCGGCAGTGCGGCTACCGGCGAAGCGACCATTGATAATGTTCGCTTCTATAATTTTGCCTTCGATGCGATCCAGGCGGCTCTGGCTGCGGCACAAATAGCCTTCTCAACAGGCGCTCAAAATGCGACTGCCTATGGCACAACTGAAGATGAGCTTGCAAACAATCCTGAACCTGGTGGTGGCAATTTTCGATTCGATACTTTTTGGAAGCCCGATGGAACTAGAGCCTTCACATGCAGGGGGCTAAGTTTTGAGATAGCACAAAACGATGTGTCACCACCATGGGATGTTCAGACTCCATGGACGAATCGTGTTCTGACTCCAAACTTCGCCAATATCCGTAGTATCTGGTGGTCACCTGATGGAACGAGATTATCGGTATGTACGCGAGTTGCATCTTTTAGCTTTAACATCAAAGTCTTTAATCAATCAGCTACTCCGTGGGATCTTACGGTTCTCGGTGCTGAAACGAATAAGACATTGAACAGCGGATTCTCTGGTGGTCCAGCAGATCATATCTGGAGTGCAGACGGTTTAACGTGTTGGGTACAATATCTAGGTGCCGCTCGCGAGATACTTGAATACGCTGCATCGATAGCCTTTGATCCTACAACACTGGGTCCAGCGACTGTTGCAAGATTTGACATGACCCCTGATTCCGGCACCACCGTTAATACCATTGCCTTTTCGACAGATGGCACCTTTATGTACGCAATGAGCAACCAGGTTCTGGTGTCCTGGGATCTCAGCACTCCATTCGACATTACGACAATGGCTAACTTCCAGACTGGGCCAAGCATACTTGCAGGATCTTTAGGTATTCCCAGAGGAATCACTGTGCGACCAGACAATACGGACATCTTTATTGAAGGTGACCAGAATCTACGACGAGTAGCATGGTTCAGGGATTAGACGAGACAATGAGAATTTAATATGCCTTCAACGACATCATTTACATACGACGAGCTGATTGCAGCCCTGAATGACTGGCTCGAAGAAACCAGTACAGAATGGATTGCGAACCAGAACAGGATCGTATCGCTGGGCGAAACTCGGCTCATGACGGATCTCAACTTCGAGATCTTCGATCGAGTGATTAGCGGTGCGCTGACACCGGATGTATTCGTGCAATCAATCAAGCCATCCGACTGGCAGGGAACCAGGTCACTGCATCTTCTTGGTGCCGGTGGTGCCGACGATGACTTTGCCGATGTAGTGCTGTTGTTGAACCTGGATGGCACGGATGGCGCTACGGTTGCGACCGACGCATCTCCGCTCAATAACACGGTGAATTTCCAGGGAGCCATAGACTTAACGACTTCAACCTTCAAATTCGGCACAGCATCGCTCGATGCAACGACCGGAGATCCACTGGACTTTCTCGAAATCCCTCACGATCCTGACTTTGTAACAGGCCAGCAAGATTTTACGATTGAGTTCTTTGTCAACGCGCAGGATCAGACAGGTGGGCACGACTACATCAATCATGGTGATGGGGGGAGCGGAACCAGTAATTGGCAAGTCCTAAATTCAAACGGAGTTTTGCAGTTTGGTTACTCTGACAATGGAGGGGGCAGCATCAATAACTTTCCGTTCTTTGGAGCGATGGCCGCGAACGGTGTCCAGTCACACGTTGCTATCACTCGTTTCGGAAATGATCTGTTCGCGCATATCGATGGTGTGAAGTCCGGTGCCACCGTCGATGTGACAGGGGATACGATTGGAGGCAGCGGTGTCGTAGCGATCAACATCGGCTCAAGAAATCAAGCCGGTCCAAACATCGCAGATGCAGATGCGTTTATCGATGAAGTCCGCTTCACGGTTGGCGTGGCTCGATACACGACCGCTAATTTCACGCCTCCGACTCAGGCATTTCCAGACTCTGCCTCCGGTGGGCCGAGGGTCTACCTGGAACGCAGGACTTACGAATACTGCCTGGATTACGAGCCTGACGAGACGCTGACTGATCAACCGAAATTCTACGCTGAGTTCACCGAGACCGAGTTCTTTGTGGTGCCTGCTCCAGATATTGCGTATGGATTCGATCTTCGCCAGATCCAAACACCTGATGCTTTGGGCCCTGGTAACCAGACAACCTGGCTTGGCACCAATGCAGGCGACATGCTGCTGTACGCATGCTTGCTGGCTTCAGATGAGTTCTTGATCTCTGATGATTCAGATCTCGCTACCTGGCGACAGAGCTACGGTGAGCTGGTGCCAGCCAGGAAACTTGAGCTTCGTCGTCAGTGGCGAGGCGATTACCAGCCAATCAAAGAAGCGGCTAGAACGGTGAGCCTGGCATGACCATCGTCGCCGGCACCAATTTTCAATTCCTGCGGGACCAGTTGTTCAACGGTCTTCATGATCCGGAGAACGACACGATGTTCTTCGCCATGTACACGACTCTGGCCGACATCGATACGAGGACTGCGGATCTCCAGTCGTCTCTGACTGACGAGCTGGTTGGAGCTGGATACCCAACAGGCGGCTTCCAACTCACGCAGACGGTGATTTACACACCAGGCGAAGATGCTCGTCCTGTGATGGACTTCGATGACATTGTGATACCGAATGCCACCTGGGGAATTTTGAATGAAGCTGCCCAGGGAGCAGTCATTTACAATACGACAGCCGGCCCACAGAACGACAAGATCATGTGGATTCTAAACTTTGGCTCACCGATTTCCGTGAACAACGGACAGGTGACAATCATATTCCCGGATGCAAGTAATCCGGCATTGGCGCTAGTAAGGAGTACAGGCTAATGGACGACTTTACCGCTTTACTGCGGCTCGTACTTCAGGAGACTGGTGGCAACCAGAATGTCTGGGGCGACATCCTCAATGCCAGTTTAATTCGGTTGCTTGATGACGCAATCGCTGGGCGCGAGGATGTTGATGTCTCACTTTCCGATCAAACGCTCATGGGGCAGAACGGTGCTGATGATCCTGCACGAGCAGCCATACTGATTGTCCAGGGCAATCCTGGCGTGGAAAGGGAGGTCATCGTACCGAGTACATCGAAGATCTACATCGTATCGAACGAGACCAGTCCTGGTTTCGATGTGACGGTCAAGACAGCACTAGGTAGTGGGGCTATTGTGGCACCTGGCGAGCGTCGAACTCTCTATGTGGACGATGATCTCGATGACGTTGTTAAGGTCAATGAGGTGCCGCAAGCAACCGAGACCGTACAGGGCATCGCTGAGATCGCTGACCAGGCTGAGGTGGATGCTGGCACCGATGACGAACGCTTCGTGACTCCGCTGAAGTTGACTGCGTTTCCAGCGGTGAACCAGGCGACAGAGGACATAGCGGGTGTCGCTGAGATCGCTACTCAGGTGGAAACAGATGCTGGTGTCCTTGACGACAAGATTGTCTCACCACTCAAACTGGAAGGCCGACAATCAACAACACTGCTTACTGGTCTTGCCAGAAGGGCAACTCAAGGAGAGGTCGATACTGGCACCGAGGCTGCTGCGTTCGTTACTCCAGAGACATTATCAAGCACTCTAAGCGGCGTATTGTCTTTCTTTGAAGGCACCAGCACGATCACCGGGTTGACTGCTGGCAAAACGTATCTCGTGAATGTCTATGGACACATCTTCTGTAGAGGCAATGATGCTGCCACCGATCAGGGCATCATAGTACGTAACGGTGTATCAGTTGGTTCTGGCACCCTTCTCAATGAGACTGGTTCAATATCCATCAACTGGCCTGACGGAGAAGCCCCGACCAGTGCTGGATTGATTGTCGTGACTACCGGCACGAGCATTAACGGAGTCACCGATACTGTTGCTGCTGAGTACATGAGCGCGGTTCAACTGGATTAAGAGGACGTAGATTATGGCCACACTTATTTTAGATCCTGCTGACGATTGGCTGGCTGTTGCTGATTTAGCGGGGCTTTCGCCATTTCCAGTTCCGCCAACACCAGGAGCAGCTCGCCCTCAATTTTTTGGCGGGAGCCTGCGACTTGAGTTACCTGGTAGACCGCAGGGTGCCGCTGATGCAGCATTGGCGAATTACCAAGCGAACAGAGGGCCAAGCGATGCAGCCTGGGCAGCGAAAGCCGAGACTGAAAAGCGTGAGAGAGCAACGCGAGGTGCCCATCGGCCACCTCAGCTATTTGCTTTACTTGAGGTCATGAAGGACGAACTAAATGTTATTCGGGCGGCACAGGTTCCGCCATTACCACCTCTCCAGACTGGTCAACTGAGAGCGGACCTTAACAACAAGATCAGGAATCCATGAGCCGATTACCTGACGTTTCGCTCCAACTTCTTCCCGGCATCATGACCGAGGAGACAGACCGTGGTGCGAAAGGTCGGTACAAGGATTGCAACAAGATTCGTTTTAGACATCGCCTGCCTGAGAAACTTGGTGGCTGGGTGCTTAGTTCGCTGGGCACTGAGGTCGATGGTATCGATGAGAACCTGAGTCAGCGGCCCACAGCAACCGCAGGCTATTCAGCAGCCGCAACTACGATCAGCAGCCTTAGCAGCGCAGTCTCCTGCGTCGATCTCGATCCGGTGTGGCTGTTTGATGATTCCCTGGTTGGTGGTCTTGGTGGCCGCACCATCGATGATCTGACAGCACTCGCTGATGAGTTCGTGTTTGATCTGGATTCCCCAGTCACAGCCACAGACGGTGATGCGTTTCTGATCAGGTATCCGGAGGAGTTTGCCGGTGGTGGTATCGTTACTGCTGGAGGAGTCAAGGAGTCCGAGACTATCCAGGTCGCGTCCGGAGTGACAAAGTATTTGCGTGAAGGAAGCATCGTTCGCCTGCTCACTGATTCCGGCGAACAGATCAATACGCTTGGGGCCGGTCATTCAACTGGTGCGGTCGTCCTTACATTGACTGATCCGCTGATCGACGACATCCAGGTTGGCACACCGAACGTCTTTATCTATGCGGCTGAGTCCTTCATCAGAGATGACAACGAAAGCCTGGTCGTGCGGTTTCTCAATCTCGACATAGTGGCTGACACTGAAGTCATGCTCACCCAGGCGCTACCGGAAGATGCCAATGGGCTCGATGTAGACATCCGGCCATTCCAGTTGACTGGCTGTGATGGCGACCAGACAACTACTACGTCCCTGGCTATTGGCCCAGCGACCGATTTTGCCATTGGCGCACCTGCGGCTTATCCGGATGGCCTGGTGATCCTGCCAGCACAGAACGTGGTCGAGATCTGTTACCTGGGAGTTGCCAGGGCTTTATGGGATTGGACTAGCCTGGATTCACAGCGATGGCTGGCGATTGGCACTGATCTAAAACTCTACCTGGTCAACAACAATGAGCTGTTCGACATCACTCCATTTCGTGAGACAGGTACGCTAACTGATCCATTCGATACCGACATCGATGGGCTATTTGATCCCGATGGTGGAGATGATCCGACCTTCATCCAGGTCACCGATACGGCACACGGAGCTGCGGTTGGCAACTTTGTGCATTTCTCGAACGGTGACCTGGTTGGCGGTATCGATCTCAATGACGAGTTCCGGGTTGTTGAGGTCGTCGATGACGATATGTACATCATCCGCAATGACGTACCTCCGAAGTTCACTGATACTGGTGGTGGCACGGTCGATTTTGAATATGAAATCGGTATTGGACTCGAAGGCAATGTGACGCTCTTTGGTTACGGCACTGGAGCCTACGGTCTGGGCGCTTATGGAGTTGGCAGCTTTGCTGCTGGAGCTGGAGTTCTTGGCGATCTCCGAACCTGGTCGCTGGATAACTTCGGTGAGGATCTTCTGGCATCACCGAACGGCAGACCACTGTATCACTGGGATCGCGACGATGGGCCAAACATCAGGGCAGAATTAGTTCCTGAAGCGCCGAACACGATCGAGCGCATGCTGATCTCTCCGCAAGCCAGGCACGTAGTTGCCTTCGGTGCGGGAACCGGATCAGCCGCAGCCCCAGGCCAGCCTGACCAATTACTCATTAGATGGTCCAGCTCGGAAGACTTCTCGGACTGGATAATTACACCCACGAACAGTGCTGGTGATCTGCGTCTTGACGTTGGCTCTGAGATTATTACTGCGATCGAATCTCGTGGCGACATTCTTATTTTCACCGATCAGTCTCTCCATGCGATGCAGTTCATTGGTGGCAGCTTGATTTTCTCTCTGCGTCACCTGGGCCAGTCAGTGAAAATCATCAGCGCGAATGCTGCGGTGGATGTGAATGGCATCGTGTTCTTCATGGGAGAGGACGATTTCCTGATGTATGACGGTGTGCTTCGAGTCATGGACTGCGATGTTCGTAACGAGATTTTCGATAACATCAATTTGGATCAGGGGCGAAAGGTCTACGGTGGTGTCAACAAGCTCTTTACCGAGATCTGGTGGGTGTACTCATCGGAAGGCGCTGAGACGAATGATAAGTACGTCAAATATAACTACTACGACAACGTGTGGGATTTTGGCACGATCGAACGTACTGCCTGGCATGACAGCTCGTCGCATTTTGATCAGAAGCCATACGCTACTTTTGATGGCAAGATCTTTATTCATGAGACCGGCGTTGATGAGACTGATCCAGAGAACAACCTGCTGCCAATGTTGTCGTTCATCGAGAGCTACGACATGGAAATTGGCGAAGCCGAATACCATGCTTTTGTGCGGAAGATGATTCCTGACTTCGAGAAACTTGTTGGATCTGTTGACCTGTCATTGACAGCAAAGGCTTACCCTTCAAGCACCGGAGCTGAGGTTGTCACCAAAGGACCATTCATTATCACGCCAACCACAGCATTCGTTAATCCACGAATCAAAGGTCGGCAGGTCTCAATGCGAATTGAATCCGATGCTATCGGTGACGACTGGCGTATGGGCACCTGGCGAGCGCAGCTCAGAAGGAAAGGAAGGCGAGGTAACTAATGGCTATTGGTTTCACCACCGTTCAATTTGAGCCTGTCTATGACGTTCATAAGATGCGCGCTTTGGTGGACGACCTTGAGCGCAAATTCCGGGAGCAGAATCTTGAGTTCGAGAGCTTTTCTGGCATTCATAACAATCTTGCTGGTCGTGGTGCCGCAGACGCTCATCCGATTTCTGCGATCACTGGCCTGACAGCCGCGCTTCTCGCGATCGGTGTGACCCTGGGTGATCATGAAACCAGGATCGCTATCCTTGAAGCCCAGGATGAGTCCGATTCCTTCCTTGAGTGGGGGATGTAATGCCATATGTTGGAGCGTCACTTGCAGATGGTCAGCTTCCGGAGACAGTTGCTACACTGTTCACAGCGACGGTATCGACGATCATCAGATCCTTCGATGTCTACAACGATGGTGGCTCACAGCAGGATGTTGTCGTGTATATTCTTCGCGACGGATCGACACGGAGAAAGGTGGGCAGGGCCGAACTCAGGAGGGATGAATTTGCAGAGGTTTTATCGGATGGCAAGGTATGGGTGTTGTCAGTCAATGACTCGATCCAGGCGGAGACCAATACTCCCAACCAGGTCGATTTCACGATCACAGGAGCGGAGTTAGCATGAAGGTCTTCACATCCCAAGGGATCGAGAAGGACGATAATGCTGATGTTCTGGTGGAGCTGAATGCTGTCAACAATGTGCTTAATTCGAGTAAAACATTGCAAGAACTGACTGCGAGGCAAATGCAGATCATGAACCTGCATCTGGCAGTGCTGAACGACCAATTTATTGAGGACACATAATGGGCATAGAAATTGAAAGTTCCAAAGACGGTAATAAACTTGTTATAGACGGTGAGGGTAGGGCACTTGTTGACTCGCAATCCCGCAAGCGAAGTTTCTATGTGTCGCGAGATGAACAGCGGGTTTTCAACACGATCTTTGAGGATGCCAATGCGGTAGCCGGAGAGTTCGTAGCGTATTTCAGGAACACCTCACAAAGCCGATTCTTCGTTGTCGAACTCGCTCGTCTTGGAGGCGCTAACGCAGCAACCTGGAAGATCCACAAGGTCACTGGTACGCCAGTAGCTGATGGTGGGTCTCCAGTTCCGGTTAATTTGAATTTCGGCTCAGGCATTTTGGCAGAGGCTGAAACCTTTGAGGAAAATGTGACCGGAATCGTCTCTCAAGGTGAAACCGCGATAGCCGGTCATGGGGCTGGTCAAGGTGTGCTTGTCGTCTTAGATGACGCAGTAATCATGCCGCCTGATACCGCAATCGCTTTCCAGTATGAGGTCGGCACAACGGGTATCGCAAATGTTGGAATGCGAGGCTACTACGAGGATCTGTAATTGATCAAAGCCAAGATAATTGGCTCCGGCCCTGAGCGCACTGAAGTTGATGTTGAAAAATCGGGCGCGATAAGCACCGTCGAGCGGCCATTTCCTCCGTTCGGTGTGCAGCAGAATGTCCGTCCTTTTCGTCAGTTCCTGACAGACGATGGAACACCAGGCGGATCATCGGATATGCTGGTAGATGGCAGCGTCACGCCAGTCGATTTTTTTGTGGAAGCGCGACAGGACGCAGATCTTTACGTTACCAGGGTATCGTTCATTGTGGTCGATCAGAATATGTCGCTGAATAACTTCGGCAACATTGCTTCACTGACCAACGGCTTGCGGTTGTTTTATACTGATGAATTGGGTGAGGTCGATATTGCCGACGCATTGCAAACGAATTTCGACATTGTTCGGCTATGTTCAGGTCTGCCATCTTTTGGTGATGGGACTACTGCGTTCATCGCCAATAACGTAGATTTTATTTCAGAAGGTATTATCCCTGTCCTGGATCTCAAGGACACGTTCGGATTCAGGTGGGGCTTGGAGTTTAGAAACGGATCGCTGCAAAGATTGGTCCTTAGAGTACGGGATGACATCACCGGCATTGATGCGATGGATGTCATCATCTACGGATTCTTGAGATTGGAGGATATGTCGAAACCGAAGGTATAGTTTTTTGGAGTAGGATCATAGGAGAGAGCCGCCATGAAGAAGGTGAAGATCCGCAGGGCAACACCCTGGGATGTGATTAAGATCGCACACTTACTGAAACGTGCGGCAAAGGAGCAAGCGGAAGACATCTGGTATTCTAGTCTCAGCATTAACGAGACCAAGCAGATCTTCCACATACTCACGATCATCGACAGAGGTTTTGTGGTGATCGCTGAGACAGCGGAGCAGAAACAGGTTGTCTCTGCAATGGGAATGTCCATTGTCAGAGATAGCTGGAGCGATGACTGGGTAATGCAGAATGAGTGGACATATGTTCTCAAGACCTGGCGCGACACGGATGTTGCCGACCAACTGATGAAAGCAGTTGAGATGTTTGCGGATGACAATGGAGATCCGGCGACAGGGAAAGGGTTGCCAATCATTATAGGAATGATGACTGGTCGTGACACCGACTTGAAAGACAAGTTGATGGAACGAAAGGGCTACCAATATGGTGGCGGTAACTTTGTGAGGGCACCTAGCGATGTCCAAGAAAGAGAAAAAGACAGAGACGGAGATTCCTCCGTGGCTTAGTGAGGGCAGTCAAAAAGCTGTAGGGATGGCTTCAGACATAGCTGATCGCGAATACACTCCTTACGAGGGGCAGCGATTCGCGGAAGCCACTGCTGCTGAACAGAAAGCCTTCGGGCTGGCTGCGGGTCCTGAAGCTGAGGCATGGCGCTCAGACATAGAACGCTCAAGAGAATTTGCTGAGCGTGGCGGCCAATCTTTCCTCGATGCCGACATCGAGGCATACATGAGTCCTTACATTCAGAGCGCACTTGAGCCTGCGGCTCGTGAGCTTCGTGAAGAAGGACTACGTTCCCAACAAATGATGATGGGCAAGGCTGCCAGGGCAGAAGCCTTCGGTGGCTCCAGGGCTGCAATTCTGGAAGCCGAAGCAAGCGGCAAGCCGCTCGAACAGCTTTCTGATCTGTACGCACGAGGCTATCAATCAGCGTATGAAGCTGCGGCTACTGCGTTCGACCAGGATCGTGTTTCTGCTCGTGCCGCTTCGGATCAATTCAGGGCGATCGGCGCTGAAGGTCAGCAGATGCTCTCCAACGAAATGAATAATCTCCTGGTGGTAGGTGGAATGGAGCGATCGTTGGAGCAGGCCAACCTGGATTTTGATTACGGCCAGTTCATAGAAGCCAGGGACTGGGATGTTACGAATCTTAGAACACTCGTGGATACACTTCAGCGAGTGCCACATGGAACGACCACGACCGAGACGACCAGTGGCGGCGAGTTCCAGGCAGTCCTGGGAGCGGCGGCCACAGTTGCTGGTGCTTATTTCACTGGTGGTTTGAGTACAGCAATTATGGCTAAGAAGTGAGGGCTAATCATGGGTAGATTACTTGACGAATATCTGGCAGCGAGCCTTCCTGCTTTGCAGGCCATTGTTGCTGATGAAGAACCGGAACCAACACCGACACTTCCACCAGGCGTCGAAGGTATAGCGCCAACAATGGAACTCGTGGGTGAGCGTACCGGACAACCGCAGCCTGAAGGTGCGACGACATTTCCGATGGGTGCTGAACCTCCTCCAATGCAAGCTCAGGCTATTGGGCCAGGTGGTGCGGCAGCAGGACCGATGGCAACGATGGGAGGGCCTGGTGCAGCCGCTCCGGGTGCGCCACCTGTACCTTCTTTTGATCCTCAAACTCAAGCTCCAGGTCCAACACCGACGATGCCACCAGCACAAGGAGCAGATCAACAGGATCGAAGTGGTGAGTTCGAGAAAGGACCGGACAGTTTCATGGGCTTGGCGGAGAAGCAAGATCCGAAAGACATCGATGCTTCTATCAAGGCTATGGAAAGCCAGGGTGTAGATATCGATGAGCAGCATGCTGTTATTACCGGCACTCCTGAGTACGAATCAGAAGACGATCCGTCAGGCGAGAAGGCAGGTAAGGGTGATCCGAAAAAGATGACCAGGCAGGAGAAAGGAATGATCCTGATGGAGTTCGGCCTGAGCCTGATGGCTTCATCTGGTACTGGCACAGGCACATTCGCAGGTGACATTGGCCAGGCTGGTGGAGCTGCGCTCGCAGGGCATGTGGGACGCAAGGAAGCGAAGAAAAAATCTCTGATTGAAGCTGAAGATCGCGAGCAAGAACGGCGACTGACTGAAGCTAAGATCAAAAAAGAGGAACGACCAAAAACCAGCATCCAGACTGTTGGTGGGAAATACGTTCTTATCAATGAAACTACCAAACAAGCCGAACCAATTTTGATGAATGGCGAGCCAGTCGATGCTGAGAATGTCGATAAATATGCGAGCCAGGTAGATCGTGATGCTTACGAAGAAGTTGTCTGTAAAGGAATGACCGGCTCTAACATGAAGGCATGCAAGCGTCGTGCGCTTGCGTATGCAAAAGGTGGAGCTGCAAAGGTCGCATTTCCTGAACTTGAAATTGCAGAGCAGAGAGAGAATGTCATGGATCTGCTACAAGATCCTGACAACAGGAGTGCGAGATATCCGGTTCCAAGTCGTGGCGGAGAACAGATCAGATGGAAGGATATGAAGGAAGCGGAACAGATTGAAGTTCGTGATGCACTTGTAGAAGCTCGAACAAGAAAAGCTGACATCACGACAGATGGTGGTGGTGCAGAAACTTTCGGACTCACTGATGAACAGGTCTCCGGGATGGAATCTAACACCAAGTATCAGCTCACGAACGGCATATGGGTAGCCAAGCGGAATGGCAAGCTGGTAAAAGTAGACGCTCCGAAGTCTAAATAATGGCAGTCGAGATTCTGCAATCGGTCAAGGACGACGAGGAGGAGGAACAGGTACAGGTTTCCGATATAGCGAAACCTGAGCCAGTTGTAACGACACCTGAGCCAGTTGGCTTGACTGGTGAAACGTCTCCTGATGACTACATAGCCCCAACACCGATCAAAGTCGGAGAACCGGATGAGCCTGGTTTCTTCAGTCGTGCGTTCGATGCGTTCGATGACTGGCGAGATAACATTCAAGCAGAAGCAAAGAGCAGGGCTTTTACCAAAGAAGAACGCGACGAGATCACCCTGCGAAATTTGAAACTGAATCGTGAGCGATTTGGTAAGCCAAGTGGATTGTTAGGAATGGGCGCAGATAAGCCTCCTTCACATTCCATGAGAGTGCGAGCTGGCCTGGAAGATCCACCGGAGGAGGCTGGCGAAGCTGCACTGTTGCCGTACCTGCGTGACGATCCAAACAAGGAAGCAAAACCGAAGGCGAAGCGAACAATAGAGCAGTCTCGCATTGCCAGGGAACAGCAGAAGTGGAAGACCTATCCGAAAGATCCTTCCGGATTCCTGATCGATCCAACCAGGCCAATACTGATGAACGAGGATGGCAGCTCGTCATCCGAAGTGTCTGTCACGATCGAAGGTGATGGCCGGTACTTCAATGTGCCAAGCATCATCAATGGTAAGCGATACGATCCGAAGAAGCCGGAGGACTTCGAGACGATCATCGCGAATACCAGATCAAAGATGAAGCAAGGCTGGATGTTCCCGAATTTTGATTCCCTGGAGGAAGCAGAGAAGCAGGCTGGAGCCAGGTCAGATTCGATCGAGGCAGCCAGAGCTGAGTGGCGCACTGAAGATCGTCCTGGGACTGAGGAGGAGTGGGACAAATACCTGGGTGAGGAAGAAGAAGTCGAGGAAGATGAACTCGGTTTTGTGGTGTGGAATGCGGTGTTGAATACGCCAGCCATGTTCAAGCGCCAGTACGGTGGCGCGAAAGCCTTCCTTAATGCACCCAGGGATCTCGTTTACATCATCGAGGCCGCAGCCGACCAAGGTGTTGCCCCGGAGGATAGCTTCGCTCTCCAGGCTGAGGCTTACGTCCAGGGCAAAGATCCTGCGACTTATTACCAGGAACTACTGGACGAGCTGGAGGGCAGTGAAGGCTTTCACGAGGGCATCCGCTTGCACCGTGAAGGCACCAGATACCTCCAGGATTACAAGTCAGCAGTCAATGAAGGCAGCGTCAAGTGGTGGACTGGTGCAGTCATCGAGGGAACGATCAACATGGCTCCGGCACTGGCAACGGCAGCCATTACCAGGAGCCCTACCATGGGCGCTGCTCTCATGGGCGGCCAGGTATTCGCAGATCAGTACGTTGAGTCGATCGAGGCCGGCAGATCTCACAGCCAGGCTACGATGGATGGCACCATATTCGCAGCCGCAGAGATCCTGACAGAGCGCATACCACTTGGAATCCTGACCAAGGAAGGTGGCAAGCTGCTGGCCAGAGTCCTCAAGTCTGCCGGCGCTGAGGCCCTCCAGGAGCCGCTGACGCAGCTCATCCAGGAAGGTTACACCACAGGCGTCATCAACGAGGAGATGACGTTTGGTGAGGCACTGATCGAGATCCTGACCACACCGGAAGGTCGAGCAATGCTCAGGCGATCAGCAGCGGTTGGTGCTGGTGTTGGTGGAGCCCTGGCTACTGCTGCTCATCCGTTCTATAGCAGCGTCAGTGAGAACGAAGTCCCTGATCCACCGAAGTTCAAGGCCGCGAGAGCCAGGCTGGCAGACGAGAAGAAGGGTGAGATAACTGAGGAGGAGGCTGAGGAG